ATCATTAGGATCAAAACTCTGGGTAAAGGAGCCTGCGCCTTTAATCCCTAGTAGCCCCTCCTCAGTTCGCCAGACGTCTCCATTTTGGTCGTTACTAGGGTTTGTTTCCCACCCATCGAGATTCATAAGAATCTCCTCTTTAAATTGAAAAGCTCCGATATCTGACAGCTTCCTGTAAACAAGGTTATTTTCTTTTCCTATATCAGACCTATCTGTTATATGAGCTTCAGATAGCACCGAAATCTTATAAGTCCGCTTACGTAACTTGGTATAAGAGTTTAGGAGAGATTGGAACGAATTCATGTTTTAAAATAAGATAGGATAGTCTCACATGTGAAACTACCCTATAACAGTAAGTTTTTATTTAAAATTACGTATCTAAACCTGCGTATTGTACAGCGAAGTCGTAGCGGACAATTACTTCAATTGAGTGAAACTCATTAGTACCGTAATTAAACTCAGCTAGTTTCCAAGCTTTCGGGTATGCTCCGTATAGATTAATATGCTTTACAGGGAACATCGCATTATCTAATTGGAAAATTCTGATGTGTGATTTAAAACCACCTTGACCGCTCATAAACTGAGGAGTGAATACTCCGTGAATAGGATCGTATGTATTTGACATCCAATCGTATAGTTTTTCAGCGACTCCCCCTTTAACTAGGTTGTCAAAGGTAATAGTAACTTCTTCAGGTGTAACCTTTCCTGGGTAGTAGTACTTATCATTAGCACGTTCTACAATAATATCCTCAGACGTAAATGCAACTTGAGATACCGATTTGGCAGCTAAAGTTAACATTTCCTCTCCTTCCATTCCAGTAGGTAGAATAATTTCTACCTCCCATTGAAATGCGCGGTATGATTCTAAATCGTGGGATAAGAATGGAAGTTCCCCATTATTAAGAACTCTGTTTGTTTGTGTTGCGTAGTATGCGTTAGCCATTTAATTATGTTTCCGTATTATATAGTATTATCCGCCAAGGTTAGCAGATTGCCCTGTTAAGTTTAGTTCAAAGACCAAGATTTCAGCAGTTTTAGTAGGTTTGATTAGAACTCTACACCACATCTCATTACGGTCAATTCTTAATGGAGTATTTGTAGTTTCATCACAAACAACTCTAAATTCAGTGATACCTCGTCTTCGACGAATATCATCCATCGCAGGTTGTAGTAAATTAACAACTCTGTTCCATGTCATAGGATCGTTTGGCTCAAAGACAATACTTCTAGTTGCAGCTAAAATCATCTTACGAATTACGATCATCATACGACGAACGTTAACCCGGTCCAAAGCGCTAGGAGTCCTTTGCGCTGTTTTTTGACCCCAGATACAAATTCCATCTTGTGCGAATTTTGCAATAGGGTTAATAGAATTTCCAGGTTGGTACAAAGCGTCTCGGTCTCCCTGATTAAGAATAATCTCTACGTCTGTAGGTTTAGTTAATCTACCTCTAGTAAGACCTGCAGGCGCGAACCATGGGTCAGATACTGCATCCGTGTGGCACATAATACTAACAGCATATGCGGCAGGATCCATATAAATGTCTGAGGCAGTCCCTACGTCAAACGTTTTTAACCATGGCCAATAAATAGCAGCATAGCTACTGTTGATAGCTGCGGATCTAGAACTTCCGTGCCCGTTATGCCAGTTAACAGCTTTCTGTGTAGAACCTAGAGCTGCGGGAGGTGAGACTACAGCTAGAAAATTTTGGGATGTCTCTGCTAAAGTAATCAAAGTATTCTGAACATTCTCTTCAGTAATTCCAGGTACGCAAGCCATAGAGAGGTTTAATGAATCATCATCTAAAGCATAAATTCCAGACTTGTCAATACTATTACCAATTATTGAAGCTTTTACCTCAGTAGAAATTTCTCCACCACCAGGAATATCTCCATTGGCTCCACCTAGTAGAGGATAATCTCCTGATAGCATTTTTAGGAATCTAGGAAGTTGGGCAATTCTAGTATCAGAACCTTGGACAGTTATAACTCCAGTACCTGTACCTGCAATTAATTTCTCACTCCAAATTGATGGAGGGTTCCATGATCTACTATTAGTAAAGAATGCTTTAATGGTTTCTGACACGGGGTCTATATTATTAACATTAATAACATCCTCGAAGAACATTCCACTATCCACGAAAGTTACAGCATACCCCTCGCTTAAAACTCCACCTTCCATAACATTAATATCTGTAGAATCTTCTTGGGCTGATCTTACCTCAATCTTAATACCTTTATTAACAACTCCTCCTGCAGTATTTACAACTTTAGAATTGTACCCGGCTCCTGTATGTAAGGATGCGACTTGGTAAGAACCTCCGTTAGATGTTGAAGCGACACTCCAACCTCTTTCTCCGCCATTCGTTGGACCGGTGGAAGCTGTTACGTAATCACCATTTGAGTCAAACGTAGTATACTGAACTCCAGCTGTAAGAATATCTGCTCCATTCGCATCCTTCAGTGCGTCGACGGCGGACACTGAGATATATGCATTTTCCCCAGGGTTAGACGCAACAAATATTACTGTCTGAGATGCGCCTTCCTCTAAAGCTGGAACAACTGTCCAAGGCCAGTCTCTGGATTGTATTGCTGAATTGGCGTTCAGAATAGCATTTTGAGGGTTGTTCCCTGTAGCTACATTCATTGTGTACACATCTTCAAGACCTGGTGTAATATCAACTCCATCTGAATTAGTAGCGGTTATAAGAAATCTAATATTTTTGTTCTTAGGTATTTCTCCCAGAACTGAGGTAGGGCATACACCCCAAGGTATTTCAACTGTAGCCTCTTGTGCGGTTTCATCGTCCTCTACTCTTACATAGTAAATTGAGTTAGTTTTAGATAGGATTTCAATGGCTCCCATTAAGCCTTGACCTCCTTCAGAGTCCTCAGGATTGCCAAAAGTCTTAACAAGTTGAGAAGGGCTTGTGATTAGAGTAGCTTTGTTAGCGGGTCCTCTTGATGCGAATCCAACTACTCCAGCTATTGAAGAGTTGACTGCGGGTGCGTATTCTGAGAAATCTTTCTCGATTACATAGTTTCCGGGGCTTGAGTAAGTAGGCATTATTTTGTTATTAGTTTAGAGATTTTAAGTATCTTTCTAGAGGCTAGATTACGGGTAGTTTCAGTGATAAACTCTTTAGGTACGGATACAGAGGTCCGTCCTTTAAGCCAGTAATGGATGTATTCCTGAGAATCGTGGAATATAACTTCCATGCTTTGCTTCGTTAGATTTTGTACAGTGATCATATTAAATACCTCTACATTATTTATAGGGGTTGCTTGGTGTTTTTAGTAAATTTAACCAAATTGTTTATATAGCCTATACGGGTACACCCATTGGAATTAAAGGGAGTTTAATGTAAGTCATCCCATTATGAACATCAAATGCGAATCTAGATGGAGTAAAATAGGGACATATTTCAAAGGCTCTCTTCTTCTCAAACAGTTGTAAGTCAGTAGCCTCCATATTTGGATCGGGAGCTGCTTCAAAGAAAGTATGGTTCTTAATCCTAAATCCTATCTGATGACCTGCTTTAAATGTATAGCATTGAAATCTGGACTTAAGTACTCTCTGTTGTAGGTTTACTTCGCTTTCATACCCTTGGGATCCCGGAGTAACTACTCTAACTCTAGGTGCCTCGCCAAATTCATCTGAAGGTGAGCGGTCTAGCAAATCAAACCCGATGTTTCCAGCAGCATTACTTTCAAATGCGCAGTATGCACTTACCTCCCCTACAAATAAATAGTCTTCCGTTAATGTCTCGGAAAAATATATTTCTTCATTGCGTTCGGCCCATAAGGCTTTGAAGAGTTTAGTTGAATCAACTACATCCTTACCTGCATCTCTCCGGTTTATAATTTCATCGATAAACCTAGAGGTGGACGTTACATCATAGTTTCTCGCGTGTATGGACGGAGTAAAGTCCATGTAAACATTATTTGGGTTTTGATTGATAATGGTTTGAGGATCCGCTTGTATTAGTTCATTTTGTACCGTGACGTTATTAAACGATAATACATAAGGTACGTGAGTGCTTGCGGGAAGTCTATCAACGTCCCTTTCATGGTAAGTTCGAACGTGGTCATAATCATGGTATGAAGATACCTCATAAGGTGTCTCCATGAAATAGTAGTCCTTATCGGTAGGCAAAGCATCTAGTGCCGTTAACTCTCCTTTTAAATAACGATTAAACCATGCTATACTTGTATCTTCATATAGCTTTTCGGTATGATAGTTTTTAGGTGCATTATGGTGAGATGTACCTCCTATGAAGAATTTAGGACCGTTATAATCCCGTAAAGCATCAAGTCCCATATCTATCCCTCGCTGCCTATCATCGTATGAAAAGTGGGCAGTAAATGGAACTATACTGGTTTTTAACTCTTCAGATGTGGGAGCTCTCTCGTTATAATCTTCTACGAACTCATCAATATTATCATTCCGCACACCTGCTTCGTAAGCTGCTAGGTGGCGAGGGGCTGTAGTAGTTAAATGGAACATTCTAAGAGGTCCAGTTAAATATCCGAATCTAGACCCAGGTTCCCCCGGTTGCCACACTCTAGGATCTGCTACAAAAGAACCTACACTAACTGCCTGCCAAGTACTAAACACAGAATCTGAGGTATACCCCCAATCGGTTGGAAACCCATATTGCTTAGCTCCAGCATCTTCAAATTCTTTTTGGCTTCTCTTAATCCCTTCCCAAGGAACTTGCTTTCCTGACCATGCTGCTGCAGCTCCTCCAGCCATTCCACCTAAGGAGGTTCCTATATGCCCTATAGCGTCTTGATTTATCTGACCTGTCCAAGGGAGGTTTAAACCACTTACAAGGTGATCTCTAATTTCGAATACATCTAAAATTTCCCTAACTGCAAAATTTTCCGCGCCAAATTCGTCAAAAGGAATCTTAGGTCCGAAAGGATCCTCAGGGTTAGGTATTAAATTATATGAGAGGAAAAAGGATGAGTCTTCAGCTCCTCCTCCAGCATTGGCTTTACCTTCAGAAATCCATTTTTCTCGATTGTAAGTAGCTTGACCTCTAACATCGTAAGTTGCGACTGCATACCCACTAGCTAAGAGCCTTTCAACTGTGTGTAAGGCTCTTGGGTTGGACGGCCACGCTGTATCTCCCGCTGATCTAATAAACCCAAGAGACGGAATTGTCGCTGCAGAATTTCTATATTGTCCTGTTCCTGGGGTAAAAATTACTAAAGGTACTTTACCTTCAAATTCTGGCTTATATACAGGAACGTACATATTGTATAGCATAGTGAACCCATCACTTAGCTTCATCGATTGATTCTTAATAGCGGAGACTGCCAATGTTCCCTGGGTTAGCTTAGGATCTGCGTACTGTGAATTTATATCATCTATAGTTGCGGCGGCAGAGTCAGCGCCTAAGGCTAGTACAGTTTGATAATTAGCTTGAGGGTTATCAGTAAATTCAAAATCTACACCCATCCTTTCAATCTCTCCTGTGGAAGTAATTAAATATTTAGGATTAGTTAGATATGCCTCAGCCGTTACGATGACCATCTTCCGGACGACTCTATCTTTTTGGTCTCCCGTCGACATAGTAGAATTATCAGTTATCTGCTGGATAAAAGCCTTGGTATTAGTTGAATCTACTGTTTTAAAATCTAAGGAAGGATTAAACATTAACATAATACTTTCAATAATCTGATTAATATCTTCGATATACTTAGACCAAACATTAATAGTAAAAGATATATTAATAGGCTTTGATGCTTTAGATATAATTCTAGTAGCTCTTTGCTTCTTAACATCCCATACAGTGCTAATTTCCAGATTACTGGCCGTTTTTCTCCGGTCTAAATCTTCATCTATATCATCTATGGATACAGATATCAAAGGTAATTTGAAATTTCTATCTTCTTTCATCTTTGCAATAGCTCTTTCAGGGTTCGCAAAGAATACATTTACATCCTGGGCTTTAGCCTCTGAATCTAAATATTGAACAGTTTTCATTTTCTCTATTAAGAATTTAGTATATTCTCTATAGAAATTTGATTTTTCAGGAGGGGCTTTTAATTCCAACTCCTGAATTTTCTGTCTAAAATAATCGTTTCCTCTCATATCTTTATAATTTATTTAATATATTGATTACCTAGTAAGTTCTCTGCGTCTCTTAAAAGTTTTGCAGCACATACTAAATGGTATACTCCGTAGGATTCAAAACTATCCTCTTGAACTTCAAATATTTCATAGTACAAATTTTGAAATCTAGGTCTAATTATATCACCTGCAATAATAGGACGTCCTAGAGCCTGATCTATAGTAGTTCTATTAAAAGTAAAAATTTGATCGTTAGACAGTTCAATTCCAAATTCATTTAATTCTTCTTCTACAGGTCTAGGGTCATAATGACCATATACTTGAACTGGTTTGTGATATAAGACCTTACCTGCATTTTCATCATATAGGTTATCATAATTTTCATCTCTAGAATATCTAAAGATTAAAAGTTCAGATCCTGCAATTCTAATCATCTCCCCATCTACTGTATCAAATAATCCGGTATCAGGGTTATTTGAATCAAACATGTTTAACTCACCAGCGCCTCTAGAATACATACCTTCATCCGCAAATGAAACCTTAGTTTCATGCGGTGGGTTATATCTTAGATTTTTTCCTGTAGGCATTAGAATGTTGTAAACGCTGCTGGTTCTTCGATTTCATACATAAGAACATTTTCTAATCTTTCCATCTCTTGGAGTCCTTGTTGAACTAAAGCTTCGCCATTTAATTTAGCTCCTCCTCCCGGTGATGGTAATGTAGTGTACTTACCTCGAATACCTCCTAAAATTACTTGAGCGGCTGCTGTAGCAAATTTCTGAACCCAGTTGATATAGAATGGGTGTAAGGTATCACTGTTAAGACTTCTGAACTGTATAATCACTTCTTCAGCCAACATTGGTATTGGATACACCATTACGTACTTATTATCAACAATATCGAAGGATCCTTCCATTGAAAGGATTTTACGCATCTGCTCTAGGTGCATGGTCATTATTAGAAAATCAGTAACTTGGAAATCCTTAAATAGGAAGTTATCTTGAAAATATTTAATGAAGAAATCGAATTCTAGGGAACCTTGCTGCTGGGCTACTGAGAGGAGAGATTTCTTGTATACTACGTACTGAAGGTTATTCATTACGAATCTAGGGAGCTCGTATAAGTTCTGACCTACTTGGGTAGTAAATGACATGAAATTAGTACACCATTGAGGAGCATGATAGTCTAATTTGGATAAAGCTTCATCAATCACAGTTAGAATTTGATGGTCAGTAAGCTCTACTCTAATTACGGGAGATCCTAAGCGAGATAGAATAGAATCTTTAAGACTAGCATAGAATTTATTAAATTCTACGGAATCGGAAAATCTACTACGATTTAAGGTATCGTAATCAATATCCCCAAATCTAGCGACTTCTTCTGCCTTATTAGTAGATCCTACTTTAGTGGCAGTGGTATTACCCCAACTAGTTCTTGGCTGTACTGGATTTAGGCTCATCTTTCTTTAAAGGTTTTGTTGTCTTAGGTTTAGGATCTGAGATAGGAATTTCCACTAAATCTAGCCCCGAATTGATTAATGC